CTCTGCCTCCGTGGACGCTGCCGTCAGGGAATTGGCGCTCCTCATGCCAGTTGTAGTTGCTGCTGGAAACGAAGCATCAAACGCATGCAACACCAGCCCAGCTAGGGTTGCTGAAGTGATAACGGTAGCCTCAATGAATTATGTGAACATGAGATCAAGCTTTTCAAACTGGGGACCATGCGTTGACATGTGGGCCCCTGGGGACAAAATTGACGGCTACGATAAATTGGGGGAAGACCAAAGAGGCAGCGGAACAAGCTTCTCTGCGCCGCTGGTCGTTGCCTCAATCGCATTCGTTGCCGACAGGGATAACATCACCACCATGCAGGCGGCTCAAACCGTATTTAACGAGAGCAGCAACATGCCAATTATTGACGGGCGATGCACCGCAGGATTAGTTAGGTGCAAGGTGCTATTTTTACGGGAGGAACCGTATGAGTGGCTTAGAAACGACTCCCCGTCTTGGCTCCAGTAAAGTAGAAGTTCGTTCCAGATAGGTCTGCCGCATAGACCAGGGCGTCAACTAGGTCATCATGCTCCCCGTTTGGGAACGCAGCCATCTCCGCCTCAAGTTCCCTGATGCCAGGGGCGTTCTTGACATGGAAAACCTTCCCCGCCTCGTATCGAGCAGCCAGCGCCCGAGACCTTGTCACCTTGTCCTTGTCGGGTCGCACTGGTCTTGCCGGAAGGTTCGTGGTGCCGAGTATCTCCCTCACGAATGTGCTTTGATGCTGAACGGCCTCAATGTTTACTGACTCAAAGTTCCGAGCACTGTCTGAAACATTTCCAGCGTGAGGAAGAAGATACTCTGGCCATAGAAGCCTTGGTCCAGACTCCTGAACAAGATCACCTTCTTTGTTGACTCCGGTTAGCCAGTCTTTGTGACCCTCCGTAAGCCGAGCCTTCCACGCGCCAGTAACATACAGGTTGTGATCTGAATCCTCTATAACCTCAACGCAAGATGTGTAGTCGCTGCGCTCTGATGCGGAAGATGCAAGGTCAATCCCAACCCTTCTAGCCCCCTCGGGAGCCTTGTCAATGCGTTGAAACTTGTCATACCTAAAGATGTTTCCGCCCATGGAGGTCACATCGTTCTGGAACTGAAGCATGAAGATAGGCGTTCCAAGCTCCTCTTTCTTCTTGTCCATGTCTTCAACCGTATACATCTGAGACCATAGGATCTTTCCGTCCTCAACTGCGCGGCGAAGCATCACTGGGGTCCCCTTCTCCTTCAGCCCAGCGTAGAAGTCGTCTTCGTGCCATCGCGTCCCGATGTACCAGCGCTTTGCCCCCGGGACAAGCATTGGGTCAACAACCTGCCAGTAGGTGTCAGACGCCTTCTGGCGCTGGACGGCAGTGGCATTTTCCTTCATTCCGACCATGTCGTCGCCGATCAGGATGTCTAGTCGAGCGCCTGGCTTGATAGAGCCAAGCCCATCAGCAAAGCAGGTTGCGTCCTTGCCCATGTTGGCGCCCTTGATCGTCCAGACCTCATCAGTCCACTTTGGTCCAGCAACTCCCCCTTGCGCCCACTCAAAAATCTCAGCAAAGTATGTGGACTCAATGATGGACTTGATAGCTCGGGATCGGGCAAGTGCGTCCGAAAGAACTGAAGTGAGAATGCCTACGCGTATCTTTCCCTGATTTACGCCTATGAGGCGAGCAACCCTGTGGATAAGTTGAGTCGTTTTGGCGTGACCTCTGGGCATAAGCACCAATGCGCGGTCATTTTTGTCAAGAAAGCGCTCCATTTCGCGCAAATGCTTGGGAAAAACAAGGTTTCCAACGTATTCCGCGAAGGCGGCGTCAGACGTTTTGGCTTGTTCCCTCAACCACTGTCGGTATATCTGGCTGTTCAACCTCTGCCTCCTCTAGCGCTTCTGCCCAATTTCTCATCCTGCCCGCAAGATCCAGCGGGCTAAGCACATCAATCGGGTGGTCAGATACGGTGATCTGTAGCGGCCCGCCGTTGGGTCCCGTAAGCTCTGTCTTCTGGGCCTCGTATGCCCCAGTGAGTTTGGCAATCCTGTCTATAACCTCAAGTTGGAGCTTCAGGAAGGCTGCCTCGCCGTTGTACGACTTGCCCTTGGCATTTGTGTGCCCGCTGGAAGCCATCTTTGCGATGTGATTAGCCCGCTCAAGCAGTTCAACCTTTGTCTCCGCCGTCCCTATTCCCTCCTCAACCCACTGCCTGCGTATTGCGGCAAGGTGCTTTCTGACAGTATCTGGCCTTAGTTGAACAACCCCAGCAATCTCCTCAATGGAAACGCCCGAGAGGTGCAAATTCTTTATGCGCGTCATGAGGATGTCGCGGTCAGCGTTGCTTCTTCGTCCAACTTGTGCCATATGGGGATACTATCATACAATCTGATCTTGACGGCAAGTTGCAAATCTGCCTGCCGTCATATAGGATTTACCCATGAGCAGAAACGGTCCGCCCAGAAAATACGCCTTTGACCCGAGGACAGAGCGCTTTAGGCGAGTTGTTGAAATGTGGTCGGATCGAGTCAGGGTTTCCCCAAACGCAATTTTTCACTTTGCTACTGAATACGGTCGCACCTATCACTGGATGAAAGAGCGATGGCTTGGGGGCGTTCCAGTGAAGGACCACGACCTTGCTTGGCTAGAGGATACCGTCAGCTCAAGAATCGGGGCTAAGGTCTCTGGGATTATGGCTAACGAGGGGCTCATTGTGCACCAGAAAGCGGTTGATGCGATGTGCAGGCAGTGCATTTCAATTTCTAAAACTAATTACTGCCCAGATAGGACATGTGCCCTGAGGCCGGTCTCTAACATCCCGCTGAAGATGCCAGCGAGAGAGCCTAGAACCCAAGCGTAGATTGGGACTCCATAGACCTAGGTGCCACGAACCAATAATATTGCCGTATGGCACTTTCCACCTATGACATTTCTGCCGACCAAGGGTCAGACTTTGACACCCTAATAACCTATAGGGACGATGCCTCGGTTCTAGTTAACCTGACTGGGTGCACGGCGAGAATGCAGGTTCGGCAGTTTGCCGGATCGTCGGCATCAAGGCTAAGCCTCACCAACGGTTCGGGAATTACACTGGGCGGTGCTGCGGGAACCATAAGGATTCAGATATCAGCCGCGGCGCTATCAACGGTCCCAGCAGGTGAATATGTCTACGACATTGAAATTGTGGATGCCTCCTCAATTGTTCTAAAGGTTCTTTCAGGTGAATTTGCTGTGAATGCCGAGGTGACAAGATGAGCCCAATAACGGTTACTAGCGTCAACAGAAACGTATCAGTTTCTGGTGGTACAAGTTCATCCCTATCCCTAACCGCGGGGGTTGGGGTAGGAAGCCCGCACGGAACGTATACCCACACGCAGACTTCAGCGTCATCAACATGGACAATTACGCACAACCTTAACTGCTTTCCCTCAGTCACGGTTGTAGATTCTGCAGGTAGTGTGGTTGTCGGGGATGTTGTGTACATTAGCGCTAACGTCGTCAGTATTACCTTTGTTGCTGCCTTTGGCGGCAAAGCCTATCTAAACTAAGGAGAGAAAAGTGGCAAAGTTCCTTACCAACCTAGACCTTCAGAAGAATGAGCTCCAGAACGCTAAGATTCAGAACCTTGCCACTGCCCCGTCAACCCCGGTTGAGGGTCAGATTTATTACGACACCGTCTCAGACGCTCTTCGCGTATACGCCAACGGTGCGTGGGCATCACTCTCCACGGGCGCGGGAACGGTCACAGCCGTTACTGGCACTGGTGCAATTTCCTCCACGGGCGGCACAACCCCAGAAATCAGCATTGCTGACGGCACGACATCCGTTAAGGGTGCTGTCCAGCTAGAGGACTCTACTTCCAGCACTTCAACCACGAAGGCTGCAACGCCTGCGTCCGTTAAGTCTGCTTACGACCTTGCCAACGGCAAGGCAAATCCTTCGGACACGACGTTCATTGGTACGACGAGCGTTGCGCTAAACCGCAGCTCGGCAAACCTTGCCCTTACGGGTATCTCAAGCGTTACCCTTCCCGGCTCAACCTCTGGCACTGCCCAGGTTGTAGCAACGGCAGTAGCCGGCACAGGAACGGTAATTACGCTTCCAGCAACAACCGGCACGGTTGCGCTTACTTCTGACATTCCTTCGCTTACTGGCTATGTAACCGAGACTGGCACGCAGACCCTCACCAACAAGACGCTCACCGCGCCAATTGTTGATGGTGCTGGCGTAGTCTTTGAAGGCGCTACGGCTGACGGCTTTGAGACCACCCTTACTGTTGTTGATCCAACGGCGGATCGCACAATCACCATGCCAAACGCAACGGGTACGGTTGCGCTTACCGAGAACAAGCTGAGCGCGTTTGCTGCGACATCGTCCAGCGAACTTGCTGGTGTAATTTCTGACGAGACTGGTACTGGTGCATTGGTCTTTGCCAACACCCCAACCCTTGTTACGCCAAACATCGGCGCAGCAACCGGTACAAGCCTTGTTCTTTCTGGCGACCTTACGGTCAACGGAACCACAACGACGATTAACTCAGTCACCGTAACAGTTGACGACAAGAACATTGAACTTGGATCAACTGTAAGCCCAACGGATGCTGGCGCTGATGGCGGCGGTATTACCCTTAAGGGCGATACTGACAAGACAATCAACTGGGTTGATGCAACCGACGCGTGGACCCTTTCAGAGCATGTCAACATTGCCAACGGCAAGGTATACAGGATTAACGGCACGGAAGTCCTTAGCGGGACGACTCTTGGCTCAGGGGTTACCGCCTCAAGCCTGACCTCGGTTGGCACAATTGCCACCGGAACATGGAACGGCACCGCAATCGCCATTGCAAACGGTGGTACCGGCCAGACGACAGCATCTACCGCTCGAGACGCCCTTGCCGAGTCGGGGTTCACCATTGCCCGCAAGAAGGCAGGCAGCGCCACTTGGACTGCTGGCGAGGCAAAGGCAATTACCCACAGCCTTGGCTCAAAGGACATTACGGTTGGCATCTACGACGCATCCGACGAGCTTGTCTATGCAGAGGTCGTTGCCACGAGCACAACCGTCGCAACAATCACCATCAGCCTTGCTGGGACGTACCGCTACGCAATTATAGGGTAACTAGCGGCGCAGCCATCGGGCTGTTAGAATAGGGTCTATGAGTAAATTCATTGGCACGCGCCTAACCCTGCCAAATCTGGCTACGGCCCCGTCGTCCCCAGCGGCAGGCGACGCCTATTACGACACGGTTGCTAATACCGTCTATGTGTATAACGGCACATCCTGGGTTAACCTTGCCGAGACTGGCGGAGAGATCTATTACCAGGCGGGCACACCTTCCTCCCCAAGCGATGGCGACATCTGGATTGACTCTGATGACGATGTTGCCGGAGTTTCTACGCTTACCGATTCAACTAGCACCACATCAAGCACGGTTGCGGCAAGTGCTACCGCAGTGAAGTCAGCCTATGACCTTGCCAACGGAGCAATCCCGAAGACGCTGACCACGACCACTGGCGACATCATCTACGCCTCGGCTGCCAACACGCCTGCTCGGCTTGGTATTGGAAATCAAGGCGATATGCTAGTAGTGACGTCTGGCAGCGTGGTGGCTTGGGCAAGGCAAGACGGTCAACTTTTGGGTTCTGGAACACTAAGCTCAGCAGCATCTAGCTTTGGCGTAACAGGTCTTGCGCAGGGGTGGAGGAACCTTAGGATAATACTTAGAAACGGAAAGAGTGCATCTTCAGACCTTTCATACGTTCAAGTGCAGTTTAACGGCTCATATAGCAACTTCGTGTCACAAACTTTGACCCTTGACGCGAGCTCGTACTACCCGTGGTGGGGCGCTGGTTTTTACCTTAGCCCAGGAATACAGCCCCTGAAGAACAACACCTGGGATAACTCGGCGCACTACGAGATCAATATTTTTAATTATTCCTCAACCACCCTACCAAAGAACGGTCACTATCTTGGAGGGGGTCAGTCTGCAACTGACAGGGTTCAGTGGTCCTCGGGAGCGTTCCATTGGAATAACACGGCCGCAATTACGGCTATTAGTTTTGCGGTTACAAATCAATGGGCCGCAGGGTTAACGATAGAACTTTATGGTGAGGGTCCATTATGATGTCTTTGAAAAGAGTTGTAATTGATATTGAAACTGGCGAGCAAAGAATAGAGGAAATTTCTGCAGAAGAGGCCGCCCAAGTACAAGCGTCTCTGAACATCCGATTGCTAAAGGACCAGGAGAATAACGAAAAGGAGGAAGCCCAAGCAGCATTTACCGAGCTGGCTAGGGCAAAGCTCTTAGCGCTTGGACTAATCAAAGAGGAAGTGGATTCTATTTTGGGACCAGAGCCAGAGGCTGTTGACGAAGATACCGAAACGGCGGGTGCATAATGGGTAAGCGTATTTACGTTCGCGCCAGCGGAGCATGGGTTGATATAACCACCCCAAGCGGCTCTGGTGCAGACATCACCGAAGTCGTTGCTGGGACGGGGCTTACCGGGGGTGCATCAAGCGGGTCTGCCACGCTCAACGTTGATACTTCCACCATTGCCACGAGGGCATATGTTGCCGAAATAGCCGCTGGCATAAACTGGCACGCTGGCGTGCACTCTGCCACGGCTGCAGTGCTTCCAAATAGCCCAACCTATACCGCCGGAACAGCAGATGCATCAAATGGATACGGGATTGGGGCAACGCTGGCGGGAACCACAAACGGAAGACTTGAGATTGACGGAACCCTCGCGTCAACTGGCGAGAGGGTGCTTGTCAAAAACCAATCGGATGCTAAGCAGAACGGTATTTATACTGTAACAGGCCAAGGGTCAGGCGCCACCACATGGCTCTTGACTCGAGCGCTAGATGCAAACAACAGTGTCCCCGGTCAGGTTGCCAGCGGCGATGCCGTTTATGTTTATCCAGAAACTGGAAGCATCAATAAGTCGCAGGGCTTTATACTTTCATCGTTTGGAACATCCACATCCTACTGGTCTGCCCATATAATCGGGACCGATAACATTGTATGGAGTCAGTTCACTGGTCTTTCCGGAATCACAACCGGTAGCGGTCTATCTAAATCAGTAAACACAATAAATGTAGATTATGGCGACGGGCTTAAGATTGATGTGAACGATGCTGTTGCAGTTGATCTTGACTCCACGATCAGCAGCACATCAACAACAAAGGCAGCCACGGCATCAGCAGTAAAGCAGGCATACGACCTGGCGTTTTCTGCCAACACCACCGCCGACGCCGCAGTTGCAAAAAGCGTTCTTGGCGGGAAGGGATCAATTGTTGCCGCGTCAGCATCTGGAATACCAGTTGGGCTTTCTGTTGGTAGCAACAATCAAATTCTTATTGCAAACTCCACAGAAGGAGCTGGTTTACAGTGGATTACTTCACCCTACGCAACCTCGGCTAATCCAGTTATTACGGGGAAAATTGTTGTTGATAACAACGCAGGATCGCCTGCCGCGCTTGGAACATACAACTCAACTACAGTCATTCAAGGGGTTTCGGCTGATGGGGCAGACACAAATATTGTCCTTGACGCTCACGGGACTGGATTCTATCCGCACTTCGTTGCCAGGGCGACAAGGGGGACTGCGGCATCCCCAACCGCAACCCAGAGCAGCGACATTATCGGAGAGATTGCGTTCCATGGGTACGGCGCTACGGGCTTTGCCACATCTACTACTGGTGCAATTCGTGCCGTTGCTACAGAGAATTTTACCGATCTAGTAAATGGTGGAAACATACAAATCCTCGTTGTCCCAAACGCGGGAGCCTCTCTTGCCGTTGGCTTGACTGTAAGCGATACGGCGGTAAACATTCCAACCGGTTCTACATTCAAGATAAATGGAACATCGGTTTTGTCCTCAACCACCCTCGGGTCAAACGTGATTTCCTCTTCTCTAACAAGCGTTGGAACGATTGGGACTGGCACATGGCAGGGATCAGCGGTGGGCATTGCTTACGGCGGCACGGGTCAGACCACCGCAACCGGGGCAGTCAATGCCCTGCTACCCTCTCAGGCAAGCAACAGCGGAAAACTTTTGACAACAGACGGAACAAATGTCTCCTGGTATACTTTGAGCATAGCCAACGAGACAATTGACGGCGGGAGCGCGTAATGCCAAACATCATTAAGCCAAGAAGGGACACCGCGGCCAACTGGGCCTCGGTCAACCCAACCCTTGCGGCTGGCGAGATTGGCTACGACAGCACCAACAAGCAGTTCAAGATTGGAACTGGCAGCACTGCGTGGACGTCCCTACCCTTCTCAACCGAAAGCCCAGACGGGGCTCAGGCAAAAGCCGACACTGCTGAGTCGGATGCCATCTCATCTGCGGCTTCAGACGCAACGACCAAGGTCAGCACTCATGCCGGACTTTCCACAACTCACGGCGTTTCTGGGATCATTGTCGGGACAAGCGACACCCAGACGCTGACCAATAAGACAATTGACGGCAACAGCAATACGCTGACCGTTCTCAACGCGCAGACCACCGCAACCGCATCGGCAACGGTAAGCACCATTGTGCTGCGAGACTCAAGCGCCAATACGGCAATCAATCAAATCACCCTTGGCGCAGACCCGTCAAGCGCGATGCAGGCAGTAACCAAGCAATACGCCGACAACATCTCGGCTGGTATCCATGCGCATGAGGCGGTTGATGCCGCCACGACCGCAAACCTAGCGACAACTTACGCTGCTGGAACCATTGATGCCTCTGGTGGTTACGGAATTGGGGCAACTTTAACTGCAACTTC